TCCAGCTGGTCGGCAGCTGTCTCGCGGGCGTCGTTGAGGTCTTCCTGGGCGCGGGTGGCGTCCGCCTGGGCGTCGGCCAGGTCGCGCTCGGCGTCGGCGACGCGGCGCAGTGCGGCTTGCCGGTCGGCGGCGGCCTGCACTTCGGCGTCCCGGACATCCCCGGCGGCGTCCTGGACCTGCTTTTGGGCGTCGGCGATCTGCCGGGCTGCGTCGACCTGGGCTTCTCGCAGGGCCCGCGCCGACCGCGCCACGTTGATCTGTGCCGACTCGACCGCGCGGGCCGCAGACACGGCCGCCGGGGCAGACGACGCCCCCGACTCGAACGCCGACTTGAAAGCGTCCCCCACACCGTGAAGCCCCACACCGAGAGCGGCGCCCATGGTGATCAGAGAGCCCAGCGCCGGGGCCGCTACAGCAGCCGCCGGCCCCATCTGGATGATGGCCTGCCCGAGCGACGCGACGGCCGGCAGGGCGCCGAGGGCCGCCGCCGCCATGGCCACGAACCGGCTGCCGAGCATGCCCGCCGAGGAACTCGCGGAGCCGAGAGACGACCCCAGACTGCCGAGTCCGCCGCCGTTGACGTTCGCCCGGATGTTGACCCGCCGGTCACGGGTCAGGAACCGCAGGCTGTTGTTGGCTGCGGCCGTGTCCGCCTCGGCCGCAACGCGAACGGTGCGGCGCCGGGTCAGATTGTTGATCTCGTCGGCCGCGACCCGCGTATCGGTGTCGACGCCGATGCGGACCCGCTGCCGGCGGGTGAGGTTGCGCAGTTCGTCGGCCGCCACGCGAGTGTCCGCGCTGGCCAGAATTCGGACGGGGCGGTCGGCGGTCAGCTTGTCGAGGGCCCGCTCGACACGGCGCGCGGCTGCCTCGTTGAGGTCTGCCGTGATGCTGACCGTGCGATCGGTGAGGCGGGTCAGCGCCCTGTCGTCCAGGTTGATCGTCGCCTGAATCGTCCGGTTGCGGGTCAGCCTGGCAAGCGACGTGGTGACGGCCCGGTCGTCGAGGTCGACGCCGGCCTTGATCCGGCGGTCTCGGGTGAGGCGGACGATCCGTTCGTCGGCCTGCCGGGAGTCCAGCTCGACCCTGGCCTTGACCTTGAGTTGCTGCTTCTCCAGCTTGGCGATGTCCGCGTCGAGCTTGGTGCGGTCCATGCGCGCCTCGACGTAGGCGCCCGCAAGCCTGAACTCACCCATCGGCCGTCACCCTCACCAGTTCGATCTCCTCCGGGAACCGGGCGGCGAGGGCTGCCACGGACTGAACCTGCGCCGGCTCCGGTGCCGTCGCCGGCCGAGTCCGCGGTACCTCGCGGGTGCCGCTGGTTGGCGCATCCTCGTTCTGGGCCTCGGCGCGGGCGGCCATGACCCCGGAGTACGCGAAGGTGCGCTGCGCCAGTGCGAAGTAGCGTGGTGCGCACATCTCGTCCTCCTCCAGGTCGATGCCGTAGTGGGCCAGGAAGTCGGCGTCCAGGTCTGCCTCGTAGGCGAGGACCCAGCCGATCTGCTCGCTGCGCTCCCGCCACCCGTCAGTCCAGGGGGTGGAGGTCGCTTGGTCGGACATGTCGGTGATCCACGGGATGCTGATTGCGGCGAGGTGCCAGCGGACCCACGACGCCTGGGTCAGCGGCCCTTCGCTTTTCCCTCCTCGTCCTCGACTTCGCCGAGGGCCATGTCGCGGAGCCGGTTCATGATCTGGTCGAGCTGGTCGTCTTCGAGGTCGTCGCAGTCCATGAGCGCCTGGTAGCCGTCCTCGCCGATGAGGACTTCGAGGAGTTCCTGGGCGGCGAGGGCCTCCCCCTGCTTGCGCATGGTCCGCAGGTAGCGCAGGCCGTGGTTGCGGCCGACGCGCTTGGGGATCGAGTACTCGGTGTCGTCGACGTAGAAGAGGACGATGCGGTCGACGTCGGCGGGCTTGGAGGTGAGGCGTACCGGCTCGAAGTCCTCGGCGACCGTAGGTGCGGCCTTGGGCTTGGTGGTGCGCTTCTTCGCGGTGGTGCGGGCGTTGGCGGCCATGACAGGTTCCGTTTCTGTGGAGGGGTGGAGGGAGGTGGCCGGGCCCGCCTCCCTCCACAGGTGTCGGGCCCGGCCGGTTTGGGGGTTACGGCGCGATGCCGTCGATGATCTTGTAAGTGCGGATCGCGGAACTGACGTAGTGCGCCTGGAGCTTCGCCTTGAGGACCGTCTGCTTGTCCTTGGTGTAGGCCACCTCGATCGAGTCGACCGACAGCACCTTGCGGACGATGACCCGGCGCCGAAGCAGGTCGGGTGCCCACCCGTCGAAGAGCACGGCGCTGTACGCGGGCTGGGTCGCCGACGATGCGTCGTTCGGCTCGTAGGTCTGGTAGCCCGCCCCGGACGCCGTGGTCCCTCCGTTGAGGGCGTAGGCGAGGTTGGCGAGCGTGACCTCGGCCATGTTGGTCTCGACCGACGTGTTGCGCTTCGTCAGCCGGGAGCCGACCCGGTCGGTGATCTGGTCGACCTCCAGCTCCCCGTAGGTGTTCTCGATGACCAACTTCACGCCGTCGGTCGTGCCGCCGACGTCCGACCACGCGGACGCGGCCGGCGTCGAGTTCAGCGCCGAGTCAGCCGGCTCGACGGCGCCGAACGCGCCCCGGTACAGCGTTGCCGGGCCTTGGATCAGGTTGTCGGGGTCCACCGCCATGGCGGTCCTCCTTGAGTCGTGACCCTGGTGGGCCGCTGGGTGGGGACGTGGAGGGAGAGGTTCATGTGCGCCACTCCTCGCGGCGCAACGGCCAGCAGACGCCCTCGAACTGGGGCAGCCACCGGAGGCCGATCGTCTGCTCGGGCGGGATGCTGCGGGGGCACTCGACGATGCGGGCCCCTGCGATCACCCACTCCAGTTCGTGGCGGTTGCCGTGGACGATGACCCGGCCACCGTGGGTGAGGAGGTCACGGGAACGGGGGCCTTCAATGGCCCAGCGGGTCGTCATGCCCCCACCTCGACCCAGTGCAGTTGCAGGCCCAGCACGATCCGCGCCCACGACCCAAGGTCGGCGGACGCTTCCCCGCCGCCAGGGACGACGGGGCGCCGGGGCTCCTGCACCGTGTAGGCGGACAGGACGCGGGCGTTCGGGTAGCCGGCGGGCAGGGTGAGCAGGCGAGGGTTGTTCTGGTGGTCGAGGCACCCGGCGACGATCGCCTCCGCGAGCGCGGTCGCCTTGTTCCACGGCGGCTTGACGCTGTTCGGGGCTGCGGCCCAGCAGTCGACGAGGACGACGGGGCGCCGCATCGGCACGTACATGTCCGCGCCGCCGCCGCTGGTGTGGACGGTGACGAAGCCGGTCTCCGCCCATGTGGGAATCCCGGAGTCGGGCAGGCGCGGCACGGTCGTCGCGACGACGTCGCCGACCAGATCCTTGAGCCAGGCGATGGCTACGAGGTCGGTGGTGGCCCGCTTGAGGATGGTCGTCACGCCGCCTCCCGCTTGATCCACAGGGCGGGGCGGAGGAAAGGCTGGGCCAGGGTGCCAGGGTGGTTGACCAGGGCGTAGGGATGTTCGGCGCCCGGCCAGAACAGGGCCTTGGCGTTCTTCGGGCGGATGACGTGGGGCTTGGTGCCCTCTTCCATCCACAGGGCCCGGTCGAGGTTGGAGCCGACGCGCAGCACCTGGTCGCTGACCTCGTGGTCGATAGACGCGGCCAGGGCCCCGCTGTCCTTCGGGGCGAACTCGCGTGCGTCCGCCTTGATGAGCCCCCCGAGGTGGTCGAGGAGTTCGTCCTCGGCAATGCCGAGGTGGGCGTCGATGGACGCGTGGTCGATCTGCATGCCCGCTCCTCTCCGGCTCGGGTTGTTCGGTGCCGCGCGGATCCCGGTCTCCCCGGGGATGGCCCGCACGGCCGGCGGTTCAGGTGACGCGCTTCAGGTCGAGTCGCAGGTCGGGCTGGTGCCCTACTCCGCTGGGTGGGGTGACGGCAGTGATGGCGTAGACGGCGCCGGTGCGGTCGTCCCGGATCCGGTCCTCGGGCCCAACCGCGGTTCGACCTGGGAGCCGGCCGACGGTGTAGCGGATGACGCGGGGCGTGGGCTGCTCCGGGGTGGTGACGAGCCGGGATCGCTCCACGAGGGAGGCGGGGATCCCGGAGGCGGCGACGGTGTCGTTGTCGACGGTGTCGCCCCACTCGTCCTGGCTGGTGCCGGTGAGGATGCTGACCTTGGTGTTGGCGATAGCCCTCACGGCATCGGCCTCCACGCCTGGCCTTCGTCTGCGGACTCCAGCAGCTGGTTGGTGACGTACCGACCGCCCTCGAACGGGGCCCTGACGTGCACGGTCCGGGACCGCATCCAGGAACAACGGCGCAGCGCCCGGCCGGCCATCGGCGCCAGTACCACCGCGTCGGTGGTCAGTTGGTTGCTGACCCCGTCCTGCGCGGTGGCCGTGGCGTCGAGGCGGGTCGCAACGTCGTACTGCTCGGTCAGCCAGGCAGCCTGCCGGGCCACTGCCATGCCGAGCCAGTACACGTCGCGCTTGCGGATGCGGTCGGTGTCGTCGTAGATCCGGCCGCAGAAAATCTCTACGTCCGACTGGGCCTGGGCAAGCTGCTGCGGGGTCACAGCCACACCAGTGGCGTCGACCTGCTGCGGCGTTGCCCAGACACCCATGTCAGTCCTCGCCGTCGCCGGTGAGGACGTCGCGCGGGGTGGTGGTGTCCGGCGAGTTGTGGTCAACGGACGACGGGACGACCTGCACCGAGTAGCGCAGGGTCAGCGACAGACCGTCGGGGTGCTCTTCGGAGCCGTCGAACGTGGCGACACCGCGCGGGTGGAGGCCGCGCTGGATCGCCTCGTTCGCGACCGCCGCGGCGTTCGCCTCGTGCGCCTCGGCCTCGTCGCGGGACGGCCACGTGGAGCGCAGGACGACGAACTCCTTGATGTGGCGGAGTCCCTTCGAGCCGTCCGGTGACCGCTCGTCGACCTCGACCTCGGGTTCGCCCGCCTTGGCGGGGAACTCCTTGGCCTTCGCGGTGGTCTTGCTGGTTGCCATGGCTCACCTCCTGTGGTGGCCCGTACCGCCCAGCCATGAGGGCGGCACGGGGATCACGAGGAAGGTCAGCCGACGAGGATCGCGGCGCCGGCCGGGTGGCCGTACACGAAGCCGCGGCGGGCGCGCATCTTGAGGAGCGACTCGTCGGTCAGAGCCGACGTGCCATCGCGGCCGTCAATGAACACGGACTCGGGGCCGGACCGGATACCGAGGTGCATCAGGTCGGTGGAGACGAACGCCATGAGCGGGCGGCCGGTCGGCTGCGACGTGGCGACCGCCGAAGTCCGCGCGCCCAGCGACCACTTGATCGGCACGCCGAAGATCGTGTCCGGCGTCCCGGCGAGGCCCTCGATGAAGATCGGGCGCTGCTGGCCGTCGAGGATCCCGCGGAGGCTCTTCTTGAACGTGGGGTGCGCGATGGCGAGCATCGTGCCGGGGTCGTAGTAGTCCCCGGCCTCGACGAAGCCGATCGTGTTGGAGAAGTCCGCGTAGGACGCGCCGCCGGTGCCCGCGACGGTGATGTTGCTGTTCGCGCTGTAGGCGAGGCCGGAGTCGGCCTGGCTCAGCAGGTAGTACAGCGACTGGAACGGAACACCGGCGCCGGGCGCAGCCGTGACGGCGAGGGACGCGTTGTCGAGGATCTTCGCGTAGGAGATCCCCCAGTCCTTCATCTTCACGTTGAGGATGTTGACGAGGGAGTCGTCGACATCCTCTTCGGCGATGCGGAGCACCTTGCCGAACTTCTTGGCGTACAGCAGGACGTCGTCGTTGCCGGAGACGTCCTCGCCGTAGGCGCCGCCCTTGTCGACGACCTCGACGCCCATCCCGGCGGAGCGGGGGACGTGGCGGGTGTCGGACGACATGGGGACGCGGTTGGCGACGGCCTCGACGACGGACGTCTGGGTGATCCGCTGGATGACCTCGGAGCCGTACTCCTCGGGGATCCAGGCTTCGACGGTGTTACGTGCCACTGGGGCCCTCCTGCGGGCGCGTGATGGGGAAGCTGGTGGGCTCGGGCCCCATCACGGGCGCCTTCGCATACAAGGGCGGTGGCCGATCCGATCACCGGATCAATTCACCTGATGATGAATATACCTTCGAATGTCAAGCCTTGCCCAGTACCTTCAACGCGTGCCGCTCGGCAGCGGACTTCGGCTTGTCGTCTGCCGGCGGGCGCGGCGCTGCGGTCGGGCGCGCCTTCACCCGGCGGGCGGCCACGTCGAACAACTCCGGGTAGTCGGCGCGCAGAGCATCGACCTGCTCCTCGACGCCGAGCACCTCGCCGTCGTCGTCGATGCTGAGGTCGCCGATCTCCACGAGCTTCATCAAGCGCGCCAGGCGGGCTTCGCTCTTGGACTTGTCGCCCTCGACGGAGGCGGTCGCGCCGGCCTGAATGAGGGCGGCGCGCACCGCCTTCTTCACGGCGATCGGCTTGTAGCGGGCCTCCGCCCGTTCCTCGGCTTCCCGGACGGCCTTTTCCGTCTCGGTCTCCTGCTCCTTGTACTTGTCGCGCAGGTTGTTCAGGTCGCGCTGGACAGCGAGCTTCTCCTCCTTGCGCTTGGCGAGGGTGCGGCGGACACGCTCCCACTCCTCGCGCGACGGAGGTACGTACTCGTCGTCCGAGACGTCTGCCGCGTCGACCTTCTTGGCCGGAGGCTTGGGCTTCGGGCCGCCCTCGACCGTGTCGTCAACGTCCGCGTCGGTGTCCGCATCGAGATCGGGCACCTCGTCGGGGGTGGTGTCGTCGACTTCGATGTCGGTGTCGTCGTGGTCGGCCATGTTGTCCTCCATCACGGGGGTGGGGTTGGGCGCCCGTCACGAGCGCGGGTTCATGCGGCGGCGAAGCGCCGGCTGCGTACCGCGCGCTGGGCGGCGGCACGCACGTCTGTGGGCAGGTCGACGCCGGAGCGCAGCAGTTCAGCGGCGGCACGGATGCGGGCGGACCGGGTTTCGCTGGGCCGGGCCCGCCCGTAAGCGATGTTGCTGCGGGCCTGGCGCTGCAAGTACAGGGGTAGAGGGACCGCGCCGGTCTCCCAGCGGGCCGCCCACGGCAGGACCCGGCACCTGCACCGGGGATGCACCGGCGGCGAGTCCACCGCGGGGGCACCGACGACGCGTTGGGTGGGATCCCAGGACAGGCCACCGGGGTAGGTGGCGTCTACGTCGACGACGAGTCCGGAGTACGCGGAGCACGTCACGCAGGCGTCAGCCTCGGCGATCCACAGGTGCATCTCCCCCACCATCCGGACCGTCATCGCAAGGGTCTCGTTGACAACCTCGTTGACGGTGGTGGCCACGTGCTGCTCGACGACGGATACAGCGGCGCGCGCCTGCCCGAGACCCACAGCGATGTCGGACCAGCGGCGCACTGTGCGCGCCCTCAGGGTGGCGAGTGACCCGCGGACCCGTTCGTCGACGGCGTCCCGCATGGCGGTTGCACGCTCCCTGAGCCGGCCGGGTATCCGCGGGGTTGCCTGCCGTGCGGCGTGGCTGGCAGCGGCGCGCACAAAGGCGGAGCCCTGCTGGGCGGCTGCGGCTGCGATGGACGGGAGCGTGTCGGTGAGAGCGGTGGCGGCCCGGCTGCCGAGGTCACCGACAAGCCGGCGCACCGCCGCCCGTACCGACGCCAGGAGACGCGTCAGCGCGGCGCCCGGTACGGCGGGGGCATCCGGGCTGCCAAACGCCGTCACCCACGCCTTCAAGGACCGACCGGTGAGCTGCTCGAACTTCTCGGCCAGCCCTCCCAGGATGCGCGCGAGGAGCGTCTCTTCCAGGGCGCTGATCTCGTCGGTGTGGTCGACCTGTACAAGGCGGGCCAACTCCTCAGGGTCGGCCATCAGGTGGCCTCCTGTACGTCGGCCAGCAGCTCCACCTCGGACAAGGCGCCGTTGAGGAGCGCCTGCACCTGCGCGGAATCGACCACGCCCAGCGCCGTGGCGGCGCCCAGCTTCTGAGCGGAGTCGGCGAGGCTCGCGAGGATGTCTACGCGGCGCTGGAGTTCGACATCGTCGACACCGGCCAGCCACTCGTCAACCTGCTCCTGCCGGTACCCGGTCTCCATCAGGGCCTGCTTGTGGGGAACTCGGTTCTTGACCTTCTCGCTGACTGTCTCCCAGCCCGCCCGGTCGTCGACGGTCGCGGCTGGCGTCCACCGGACATCAACCACCGGGTCCTCGAAGCCGAGCAGTCGCAGGGCGAACGTCATGGCCTCGACCCAGGCGGCCCCAAAGAGCTTCTGCCGGTCCTCGACCTTCGTGACGAGAGGGGCCTCTTTGCGGCGCAGCGACTCCCCCGACGGGGCGTCGCCGGACAGGTCGAAGAGGTGGGCCGGGGTGTCGGTGACGTGGGCCATGGCCCGCACATACCAGTCGGCTGGGTCGAGGAACGACTTCGGGTCGGCGGCGTCAAACTGGCCCACGCCCTTGAAGCCGCGGAGCAACCACATGCCGCCGGGGTCGGCTTTCAGAGCGGAATCGTCGCCGCTGTCCGTGGGGCCGCCGGGCTGGGCGGGGAAATCGCCGTCGGGCCAGTCGCCGGGGTCGAGGTCGCTGGTGTCGGTGGTCGCTGCTTCGGTGAGGGCGTAGCGCTGCGGGGCTCCCTGGTAGTCGACGGTGCCCATGTGCGTGGTGGTCAGCTTCGTGACCGCGTTCTGGCCGCCGTAGGCTCCTGCATGTTCCGGTCGGCCATAGGGGCGGGCGGTACGAAAGTGGACGGCGGGGGCCTGCTTCCAGTCCCACGTGTGCGGGAACGTCCACGACTCGGGGTCGGGCTCTTCGTCGCCGCTTGGGGTGGCGGGCCAAGGTTCCCAGTCGCCGGGCTGGTCGCCCTTGGCGTCCTTCTTCGTCGTCCACCGTTCGGTGTGGTCGAGGTAGAGAAGCTCGGCGCGGGTGTAGCCGCGCTCCTTCCACCGCTTGATCACGAAGTCGACTTCGCGGGGGCGGTCTTCGCGGTAGATCGCCCGGACGGTGAGCGCGGAGTTGTAGTACATCTCCACGCCGGTGACGGTGTTCTTGTCGTCTTCGATCGGGAGGACCATGAGGTAGCCGTCGCCGTACTCGCACGTCTTGTTGTGGAGGTCGGGTGCTTCGAGATCGAGCTGGTTGTCGCGCCACAGTGCGGCGAGGGCTTCGTTCTGTGCCTCGTCCGGGCTGGTGATCGCGGCAATCTTCAACCTGGAGGTCACTGCGGTGACCGGGGTCTTTGCGAAGTTGAGTCGGAAGTCGATGTCGTTCGCGGCCAGCGCGCGGCGGACCCTGCTCGACGCGAAGACCTCGGGGACGTCGCCGTCGTAGTACGCCTGGGCCTGGTCGTAGCCGGGGCGGGCGGCGTCGAGCTCGCGGATGCCCAGCATCAGATCGTCGATCGACTCGCCTTCCAAGGCACCCTCCACCCCTTGACCTACGAATCAAAGGGTAACTGATGTCTTGGCGAAAGATAATTCACCCCCAGAGGGTCTTCGCCGATGAATCTTCGGCACTAGACGTAGGTCGACTGTTGAGCCGTCGCTGTCTTCTTCGCCGTCGGAATGAACCGCCGGATCGCCGACCCCACCGCGTCGACCATGTCGTCGTGCGGCGCCTTCGGGAAAGCGCACATCTGCTGCTCCAGGTCGACCAGCCGACGAGCGTGGATGACCCGGCCGCGCTGGTAGTGGTTCAACACCCCCTCGGCACGGGTGAACTTGGGCTCGGTCTGGTTCACCGCCTTTACCTTCACCGGCATGCCGTGCAGGATCGCCTTCCACGTGTCCTGCCCCTGGTTGACCTCAATGAGGATCAGCCCGATCTGCGGGTGCTCATCGAGGATCGCCAGGACCCGGTCGCGCAGTAGCGGGCCGGGCTGGACCTTGATGGCCGACGCCGCGTGCACGGTGCACCGTCGGTGCTGCGCCGACCACGACACGACTGCGAGGCCGGTGAAGTCGGAGCTCTTCTTCGTTGTGACTGCGGGGTCGATGCTGAGCATCATGTGCGTGACCGGGTCCAGCCCTTCCTCTCCCGGGTACCGGAAATCGTCCGGCGTCCAGAGGTCGCCGTCGGCGCCCATGGGGTCGTTGGACATGTTCTTCGCGAACGACCTGGTGTGCTCGATGCTCTCCAGGTACGGCAGCGGCCACTTCGCCGGCCAGACGCTGCGCCGCGTTCCGTCGTCGCGCTGGACGATCGGCGGAGTGTAGTGAGCCCGGAACTTCTCCTCGGTGACCCAGTCGGCTGTTTCGACACCGCGGGCGTGCTTGACCAGCTGGTGCACGATGCTGCCCGGCATGGTGACGGTCCCGGAGATCACGACCCGGGCGTACACGTTGAGCGGCAGGATCGAGTCGATGAGGGTGGTCCGCCGTTTGCCAGCCTGGTCGGCGCTGTAGCTCGACTCGTCGGGTTCGATGTCGTCACATAGCAGCAGGTCGGGGCGCTGCTCCCCCACCTTCATGCCGAGGTTCGAGCTGTCGATGCCGCGGCCGGCGAATACGAACCCGGCCCTGGAGACGAACATCGACTGGGTGTCGGCGACGTTTGTCCCGGACGGGCGCCGGGCTGGCGAGCACAGGTCCACGAAGTCGGCACGCAGCAGCTCGTTGGTGTCGATCTCCCGCTTGAACGAGGCGAGGTGGGTCTCCGCCTGCCCGGCCGACGAGGCGAACGCGGCGGCGAACTTGATGTGCCCGTGTGCGGCGGCCCACAGCGGCAGGATCAAGAACCACCAGGTCGAGTTGTGCGTGGGGACGAGGGCGTGTCCGGCCAGGTAGAGATGGTCCTCGGAGTCGATCGAGATGCAGTTCGTCGTCTGGTTCTCGACTGGCTCGACGCCAGTGATGGAGCGACGAACGGTGGAAGCCTTCGACTTGAGACGGCTCCTCTTCCGCTCCAAGTGAAAGACGGGAAGACTCGTTCGGAAGCAGATTCGCCACCTTCGCCCCACGACGCGCCCCTCCAGGACCGCGTCAGACTCCTTACTCTGCGCTGTGATGCCGAGGGAGCGAACGAGTCGTAGAACTCCGCTCGCCAGCGCCGGCGTCGTGGTGCAGAACTCAGCCCACCCATTCCTGTCGGCCGATCCATCCGTATCCAGGAGGCCTTGGAGCAGGGCAAGTCGCTGCTCTATCGAGGCAGTGAGGTAGGCCTCAGGTATCTCCTTATGGAAGGTGGGCGCATGGTTGGCTCCCACCGACTTGACGGGCATGATGCCGCGCAGCTGGGCAACCAGGCCGGGCGTGCCGTAGAGGTAGGGAGCGCTGCGCTTGCGACACTCCTGGCCCTCCGCCTGGAGCCTCTCAATGATCTCGGGATCCGCCGAAGTGAACGCCGTCCCCGTGGAGTGGCCATCCCCAAGCCAAGCCCCGAGAACATAGGGCGCGATCGGGAGGTCGGCTGTTGGGTACTCCAGTGCGTCATGGCGACGGACGGAGTACCGCGGCTCAATCCCGGCTCTCCGCGTAGGTAGGCGCCAATTCTTGGCGATCTGGCCCGTCTCCCTGACGTGCTGGGGCTTGTCGCTCCACCGATCGCGCACCTCCCACTCGTGGGCCTCGTCGGCGACGATGCTCTCGCCGCCAGAGAACGTCACCTTGTAGGCCGGCCGGTTCTCCCAGCGCGGAGACACGGCGATAACGCGGACCGGCTTGCCAGAGGGTGAGAAGACTTGATCTCCCGGCCTGATCTCCCCGTGCAGAACCCAGCCGCGGTTTGCGGTGAGAATCGGGGTATCGATTGCAAGAGCCTTGCCCATGTTGCGGGGGGCGATGTAGGCGTCGCGTTCCTCGGACGGGCCGGCGACCGGGCGGACCCAACGTCGGGCGGCACGGCACCAGTCGAGGTGGGCGTCTCCGAAGGTGATCTGCCCTTCGCTGTCGCGGAGGTGGTGGCGGACGTAGACGAGGGCGAACAGGAGCGGGTCAAGGCGGGTGAGGGTACGGCGCCCTTCGGGGTCGGCGAGGAGTCGGGCGTCGAACTGGGCAAGGTAGGTGTCGAGGTCGAACGTCTCGGCGTCCAGGCCTGCCAGGTAGCCGCGGGTGAACGTCGCGGTGGTCACGGTCAGTCCTCGCCGACCTCGACGTCGAACTCCTCGACCTCGGTCTCCACACGCAGCAGGATCATGCCGACCGGGGCCGGTACGTCCCCGCCGGCTTCGCGGATGCGGATGGGCGCGACGATCTCGTACCCCTGGACGGCCATGCGGTCGCGCATGTGTTGGGTGAGGGCGGCCCGGTAGCCGGCGTCGTGGTGGAGCCAGGTGGGGGCGAGGGATTCGTATCCGTACCGGGTGCGGGTCACGGGGTGGCCTCGCCTTCGATGATGGCGGCTTCTTCGAGGGCGGCCTTTGCCTTGGCCGCACGGATCATCTCCTGCAGTTCGACGTCCTGCTGCGTCACTTCGGTGACCTGGGCTTCGATCTTCGTGGTGGCGATGCCGAGGAGCTTGTTCTGCGCTTCGACGGTCTTGGTGACGCCGGTGAGCGCGCGGTCGACGGCGAGGGCGGGTCGGTCTTCGCCGTCCATGGCGCGGTCCCAGTTGGCGTTGCGGAGGGCGAGGTGGTCGGCGAGGACGGCTTCGAGGCGCTCAAGCTGGATGGTGCGCCAGGCGTCGACGCGGGGGTCGACCCGGCGGGCGGCTTCCTCGTAGACGAGTTCTTTGGCGGTGGTGGTGCTGATGCGGTGGCCGCCGGTGGGTCCGTCGGGGGCCTGGCTGAGGGCGTCGATCTGCCGGTAGGAGAGGCCCTGCAACTTGAGGTCGAAGACGATGGCGGCCCGGTCGGCACGCACGGCGGGGTCCATTTTTTTGTACGGTGCGGCGCCTGCCGTCATTTCGACTCCTGACCGATGATTCTTCAGACTTGCAACGCGTTGACGTAAGAATCCTAGGCGAATGGTCAGGTTGGGCGTAAGAACCGGCGTCCGTCAACGCCTCGGGCCCGCCCTGTGGTTCAGGGCGGGCCCGGCTGGGTGGTCACTGCTGGGCTGTGACGGTGGTGATGCCGAGCTGTTCGGCTTGGCGGTGGGTGAGGAAGTACCCGTGCCCCTTCGCTTCGACTCGGAGCCCGTCGGGTTCGGTTGCGGTGACCGTGTAGTCGCGGGTGCGGTTGGCGGGGAGGGTGGCGTTGTCGAAGCGGACGGTGTCGCCGGGCTGGTAGGTCATGGTGTCTCCAGTACGTACCCGGTGCGGCGGGGTTCGCCGTCTCTGGTGGTGGGGCTGTCGTGCAGCTGAGTGCACTTGATGGGCCGACGGCGGATCTCGCGGCCGTCGGCGGTCAGGGTGACTACCTGGACGGTTCCGTAGCCGCCGAGGCCGTGCATGGTGATGGGCTGGCCGATGACCTTGATGCGGGTCGGCCCGTCGGCGGGGTGGCGGTTGCTGAGGCTGCGGTAGGTCTGTCCGGGCTGGATCATCGCGGGGGCTCCTGGGTGATGTTGTGGGCCGGGCACGCGGTGCGGTTGTCGGTGTCCTCCCAGCCGTTGGCTCGGCGGGCGTCCTGGGCGTCCTCGCGGGTGTCGTACTCGCCGTCGAGGGAGCCGAAGCAGACGTCGCACTTGACCTGGTAGGTGGCGGTGATCGGCATGGTGCTCCTTCGGGTGGGCCGCCATGCCGTGTGCACGGCGGCGGGGGTGGTCAGTTGGTGGTTGCCTGCCGCCGCCAGGCCATGAGCCCGGCGACGGCGGCTTTCTCGCGGGTGGGTTCGGGCTGCCAGCGGTGCGCGCTCCCGCCGGGGAGCCGCCACGTCCACCCGTTGCGGCGGGCCCCCCGGTAGGACGGCTCGATGGTGACAAGGATCGTGTCGCCGGACACCACGTGCCAGGTCCGGAACTCGGCCCAGTCGGGGGCCTTGGTCAGGATCGCGGCGTCGAGGATGGCGCCGGCGCGGCGCGCGGACAGAGGCCGGGTCACTCGTCGTCCTCGGGGGTGTCGGTGTCGCGTTCCCAGTAGTCCCGGTCCCAGCGGGCAGCTTGCTGGATGGTGTCCTCCCACGGCGGCAACGGGGCCGGGGCGGTGAACGTCGTCATGGTCAGTTCTCCTTCGGGGCGGTGTAGTCGTGTCCGGCGCCTTCGGGGCAGCGGCGGCAGAATCCCGTACTGACCATGTCCCGGTACCAGTCGCGGTGGTCGTCGCCGGGGTGCCCGCAGGTGGTGCATGGGGTGGTGCAGGTGTAGGGGGTGCAGCCGTCGCGAACGTTGGCGCGGGTGGGGCCGCCGCAGTGCTGGCAGCCGTTCGGGGACAGCACGCGGGCGGTCACCGGGTCACCTCGGACTCCGGCGAGTGGGCGGAGCAGTGGTGCTTGCATCCGTAGCAGGGGCAGCGGCACGGGTTGGGGCTCATCTCGTAACCGGGGCAGGACGCATAGGCGGCGGCCAGTTGCGCAGCCTCGGTCTCCGCCGCGTCCTGCGGGCAGTAGTGGTCGTCGGTGTGGCACAGGTGCAGGGCGCCGTCGACCACGTGGTGCTCGGCGGTCGCCGCGTCGGCCTCCTGGCCGGTGGTCAGCGTGGTGCGGGTGTTGCACGGCCATGCCTCGTCGTCGGCGAAGCAGTGCTCCGAGTCGCCGTGTTTCCGGTGCAGGGCCAGCACGGCCGACCGCTGCGCCTCCAGCTCGGCAACCCGGGCGTGCAGCCGGTCGGTTTCGGTGCGCACGGCGGCCAGTACGACCGGCATCACCATGTCGGCGATCGCGTAGGTGCGGTGGTGGTCCTGCTGTCCGTAAGTGCTGTACAGCAGGTCGGCGAGCTGCTGCCGGATCTCCTGCTCGCGGTCCGGGGTCATCGGGGTGTCGGTCATGGTGCTCCTCAAGAGGGTGGTGGGCCCCGTCGAAAGCCGGGGCCCCCACGGCGGG